ATTTCGATGTGCCGTCCCCTCTAATGCCAAGAGTGCGAGAGTAATCTCCGCTGACAAAGTTCACATTCGTCGGTGCCGCCCCGACCAGCGGCGTCAACGCACCGGCAAGCGTTCTCGCTCCCATCAAAATGCAACTGGCCTTGATGGAAGACCAGATGTTGTCTGCCTTGCAACCGGTGACGAAAGTGTTGATGGCATCGCGGACGCTGGTTTCTAGCAATTGCCCGTCTGCTGTTTCGACGGCGTTGATATAGGCGTTTACGTCGGCGTCGGCGTAGTTGGGCGAGACTGCCGCTCCGATTGCGTTGTAAAGGGCAGTCACGCGGGAGTCTAGCAGAGAGAGCGTCAGCGATTGGCCAATGCTGTAAAAGGAAATGCGGGCTGATACAAAGCCAACAACGCCTGACGGGCTGTTGCCCGCAAACACCGTCACATTGCGCGACGTTGGGGCTACAGATGAGGATGTCGATGAGTAGTTCGCGCCTAAGTTCCTAGCAGACCAAGTGTTGCTGGCTGCTCTTGCGGCACCAAAGAATCCGGCCGCAGCAGCTCCAGCTCCCAAAAACGAATTTGTTCTGACATAGGAGGTGTGGAAGTTTTGGAATCGCTCCAGCAAGTTCAGGTTTGCGGAAGGCTCATACTCACCGATATAAAGCCCGGCTCCTGTGGTGGCCGCAATGTACGCCGACAGATGGTAACTGTTTTGCGGATCGGCGTTTGACGCGCGGTTGCTGTCCAAATACTTTGACGAGCCATTGCCGACTAGCCCCGTCTTTCGGTTGTAGTCGGTGCTGTTAAAAAAGTTATTCGTCGGTGCCGTCCCAGCCAGCGGCGTCAACGCACCGGCAAGCGTCCTTGCTCCCATAAGGATGCAGGAAGCCTTGATGTCAGACCAGATGCCATCACTCTTGCAGCCCAAGATGAAGTCGCGGATCGCGTCTTTGACTGCCTGCTCAAGCTGCTGGCCGTCCGCAATTTCGACGGCGGCGATGTAGTTGCGAACGTCGGAGTCGCCCCCTGCGGCTCGTGGGCGTAGCAATCTAGGAGACAGTGGCATGTTGCGGCGTTACCGAAAGAGAGGTCTAGTCGCTCAAGTCACGACCCAGCGCGGGTTGGCGAGCGAGGAATCGTACATTAGAAGCATGGAGCTATTGGCAGAAATCACAACGTCGCCAGCCCAAGGCGAGATAATCCGAAGTAGGTGCTCAAAGCTCATGTCAGCCCTTCAGCAATGCCGTCATAGCGCAGGTCGTTCCGCCAGTGATGACGGGCACAATGTACGGCACGGCAAAGCAAGCGTCTGGGATGTTGATGCAGCCCACGGTCACGGCCGAGGTCACGGCATTTCCGTCAGCGTAAATCTGGGTCGGCGTTACGTTCGGCTGAATGGTGCCGTGCCAGTTGATCCGCGTGGCGCCCCCGGTATTGGCCACCATCACCACGCCACCGGCAAACGGACCAAACGGGATGTTGCCCGCCGTAGTGGCCGCCGTGGAATTGGCCGTGATGACCACGGACGAAAAGTGCCGCAAGATATCTGTCATGTCCTCCCCTTCACCTTGTAGGCTCGCTTGTCAATGATCTTCTCTCGCAGCTCGCGTCTGTTCGCCGCGGGGTTGGCCTTCAGCTCTCGCCGCATCTCGTCGCGGATGATGCTCTCGGACAGCACCTTTCTCTCCGGTGGGGCGGGGCCAGGGTCGTAGTTCACGCTACCGCTCACCGCCATCCGACGCTTCTTTGCGACCCGCAGAACGTCATCGCCGCTCGTCACCCAGGCGGCCGGGTCTCGCCACCCACGCCTATCGGCAATGCCGGCGCAGTAGTATTTCCCAGAGGGATTGATCCCGGCCTGCTTGGCCTCACGGACCAAGTACTGGGCCTGGAGCTTGGGCATGGCGTCCAGCTGCTGGTTGTTCTGCCGACCCTCCAAGAATGCCCTGTCCGAGCCCTTGGTCCCGGGGGCGATCCGAAGAGCGCACATGGCAGCGAAGCGGGGCGACTGGCCGTCCGCGATCATCTTCTTGTAGTGGGCCTGCGACTCAGCGCTGGCGGAGGCGATGTCAGGTGGAAGTTCCATATAAGACTATTGGGCGGGAGGGGGCTGGTCGGGTCCGGGGGGTTGCGGCGACTCTGGTCCAGGCGGCGGCGGAGGAGGAGGGACGAGGAACTCGGCCACATCCATCTGATTGACCTTGCCCCAGAGCGTCATCAGCCCGTTGAACAGGTTGGGCTGGCCAGCCTGGAGCATCCCCTGGGCCACGGGCATGGCGATCTGGAGGAAGTTGTTCAGGTTCTCGGTCTTGGTGGCGATGTTCGGCTTTCTCGCAGAGCCAGCCTCAACGCGGTAGGAATACTCTCGGACGATGTTCTCGGGGTTCTCATTCTGGACATGCATGCCCCATGCCTGGGCAGCCATGGGACCGAGAAGCGGCTCAACGTCTTGGGGGTAGATCAACCACCGTGCCAGGAGTGCTTCCTTGCGAGCGACCTCAGACAGGGCGTCTTCAAGCGTGTTGGCGTAATCGTCCGGCCTCACGGAAATCTGCTCGCTCTTCACGGCAGCTTCTGCAGCACTTCTGAAAGAGCTTCTGGTCATACCGTAAATGAGTTCGGTCAGACCCACTCGCCGGTCGAAGAGGTTCGTCACCTCGGCAATGATCTGGTACATGTCCTGGGTTACCCCAGGCATCTGGAAGACTGAGATCACATCGTTCACAGAGCGACCAACGGCCTCGGAGATTTCAACGATGTTGAAGCCACCTTCGTTCCGCTCCAGGATCTTGGCCTTGAGATCGGGGTCGGCGGCCTTGGCCACACCGATGAGCGTCTGCGAGGAAGTCGCAATGCGAGTCGCCAAGAAAGACATCGCCCAATTGATGAAGCGAAGCTCCCCGATCCCGGGCTTGATGATGCTCACTGGCCAAGAGTAGCCGGGCTGGCCGTGCCATGCGAGCAAGGTGAAGGGCCAGCCGTGAGGCTCTGTCCAGAATGGGATCGGCCACTGGGCCCGCATGAACATCTCCTGCGGGACGCCAGTCTCGTCCACCTCTTCTTGGAGTAGAGCGGGCGGGCAGTTCAGCGGGAAGTCCACGCCTTCCGCTACGACGATGTAGCAGTTGGGCCCGAGGGCATCGAACTTTCCTTGGAGGGACTTGTCTGCGTCCTTCAGCCGATCACCGAAGCCGGTCTTGGAGTAAATCTCCCAGTAGCAGATCAGGTCATTCGTCTTGCCCGTCCGCTTCTTGTGTTCGTAGCCCCGGGTCGCCTCATCTGCCCGTGAGGAGTAGGACTCAATGTGTCCCTTCAGATCCTCTCGGGTCAGGCCAAACTCGGCGGCGACCTCGTCAATGGGCCGGACCCTGCGGCGTGCAGCCCACCGGATGTCCTCAAACTCATCGGCATCGGGATCCCACACCAGATTGTCGATGGAATCGTAGAAGCTGCCGGCCAGTTTGATCGTCGCTCCCGGAGGCTGGTACAGCTCATGCCACCAGACACCAGCGCCCTTAATGAACGCCTCGTCCACCACCTTGCGGGAGTGCTTCTTCAGGTCCAGTTCATTGGGAGTGTAGTTCAGGTAGTCATGCAACAGACTTGCAATAACCTTCCTGCGTTCGTACATGAACTGCTGCTGTTGCACGCCCTGCTCGTACATCTGCATGCCCGGGTCTGGCATCATCACCGGCTGACCATCGGGGCCAATCACCGGACCCTGTGGCCCCATCTGCGGAACGGGAGGCTGGGGCATGATCCCGAGGAGCGCCGGCCCGATCACCGGATACTCCTTCGGGGTCACTGTCCGCTGGGGATTGCGGTGGTGGATCACCGAGCCGAAGAGACGAACAGCCTCCCAGACACGGTTGACCACCATCCGAAAGGGGGGTGGGTCGATGCCCTTGTTGTAGCCCCGCTCGCCCCGGGAGAACTCGTTGCCCCACATGGCATCCGGGTCCGAGGAATAGAACCCGAGGGCTTCCTTGGCGTCCTTGCTGAAGGGATCCTTGTGCTTCTCGCCCTGCTTAATGCAGTCAAGCCAGCGCTTGGCAATCGGGCGCAGCGGATTCTCTTCAGACATGCACGGTCTCCCTACTGTCTATTGCCCGGTTCAGGCCTTCTTGGGGGCCAGGGCGGCCAGCTTCTTTTCCAGCATGGAAACCCGCTCGGACAGGATGGCCACGGCCGGATCCTTGGCCCGATGCTCCCACAGGCCGTATCGCTTCCACTCGGGGAACTCATTGACCCCCTCGTCCGTCGCATGGTGGACGGATGGCTTAACCACCACCCCCGTCTCGCCGGCCATGGCAAACAAGGTCAGGGTGCGTGACCCGGCCTTGCAGACAATCGCAGGGCAGGGGTCCGCGTTCTCATGGGCAAAGAACAGCACAATCTCACCGACATCAGCCTTGGGCATCTCGTAGCTCATCGCTTTATCTTTCCTGTGGGGGACAAAAATATGCACGGGTCTTCGGACTTCCGCTCTCTCGCCAATCGGTCGGCTCGCCACTTCACCCACCACGGCTCTTTGCCTGGGCGGTTGGGTGGCTTGTGGTACTTGGGCTCATGGGCACAGGCGTACTCAAGACAATTGCCGGCTATTAGTGGCATGCCGTTACGCCGCACCACCAAGGTCGTATTGGGCACGGACAGGCAATACACCTTGCCTTCGTAGTAGCTCGGCTCAAAGTGCGGATTGCTGTATGCGTCCCGCAGGCAAATGGGCCGCTGGCGGCACTGAATGACGCGGTGCATGGCCAGCGTGTTCCGCATCTTCCCCATGCACTTCGTCACACCAGCCGGCTGCGTGTTCATCGACGGCGACATGCCCAGCTTCAGCATCACCTCTTGGATGCCGTCTGCCAGCCGCTTGCTGACGCTACCGTAGCGCCACAAATACGTTCGATTGCTCGTCCACCCATCGCCGTCTACGGCGCCTTGGAGAAACGCCTGTAAGGTGCGTTTGTCCGAATCCAAGATCCACTGCGGTACAAACTTGTCTCGGGTGCCACCAAACTGGATTAGTGCCTCCCAAAGCTGCTTGCTGGAGGCCTGGAAGCCATCCGGCGTTTCCACCCACCGAAACGGAGTCTGGTTTAAAAGGCCTTTCAGGAACGCCCGAGTCATTGGCTTCTTTTGGCAAATCATCACGCGATAGCCACTGCCTGGGCATCGCGGCGTCTTGTCCACATAGCCCTCCGACAAGAACCATCCCATGAACTCCGCCCAGACCAGCGGATCGATTTCCTTCTGGAACTCCTTCTTGCCGCCGACGCAGGCATCCAAGAGGACAGGCTCCGACCGGAGGATGCCAGTCCATTCCATGCGATTGGTGAAACGATCTGTGATCTTGAGATCCCCGGCTTCCCTGACCTTGTAGTCGCCATCGCGGCCCAAGCAGATCATGCGGTGATCCGGCGTGACATGGGCATCAACACGCATGCCCTTAATGCGAACAGTCTCGCCCGCGTGATCCTTTTCGATCCGCCGCGTGAAGTGCTGGTACTCAAGCTCGCTGTTCGACAGGTTGACCGTTCCGACCAGATCGTCGTCAGCAACGTCGCGGAACAGCTTCCAGCCGACTCGCGTCAGAACCTCGGTCTGGTCATCAAAACATTGGGCCGCGTGGACTTCGCCGCGGGTTTGCGGTTCGTCGGTCACGTACACCTGCCCGTTGACGGTTGTTGTCTTCTTGCGATACCGCTTCAGCTCGCGGACGAGGTTCGGGCACGCACCCTCCAAGATTTTGAGCTTGGTGGTCCCGTCGCCACGGACATGGAGCATCTGTCGGACGAGCGCGGTTCTGGCCGGGATGTCATCTGATCCAGGAATGAACTGGTGGCCCGAGATGGCGAATTTGATCTTCCGCTTCTTCAGCTCTTCGGAGTACAGCTCATGCGGCAGCCGGCCCGAGCCAAGGTCTCTGAGGGCGCCGCCGTGCATGTCCATGATCGCTGCGTATAGGTACTGCTCTTGGGCCTTCTGGGCGAACTGTTCGCCCCAGATCAACGCATTGCAGTTGCGGATGTACAGCTCGTCATAGACCAGAAGGAACTTCTCGTCGGGAGGGACTGCGACGAACAGCGTGGCCATCACCGCGTGCCCAGGATCGATGGCGACGTACCGAGTCCAGTCGGGCGGAACCTGTCGATCCGGAAGCTGCGAGCGATCCAGCATGTGGACCGAGGCATTGAACGTCGGGTACATGAGGGTGGATTCGGTGGTGAACTCACCCTCGGCACGCATTCGCAGCTCGTCCTGCCCAAGAGCGGACCAGCGTTCGATGTTCTTCTGTCGCTCTTCTGCATCGATGTGGGCGTTGTCCAAGAAGCGAAGGACGAACTTCTTAATGATGGGGTTTTTGACTCCATCTTCCTCGGCCTTGTCGGCACGCTCGCAAAGACCTAGCAGAGCGTCATTCTTGGACCACGGCATGGCCGACCAAACGAAGCGACCCTTGCGATCTGAGAGCCGGGCCTGCATCTCGCCCACCCACCGCTCCGAAGAAATATCCTCATCGATATGAACGAGATCGGCCTGAAATCCCTGCGGAGGCTCGCCCTCTGAGGAGAAGCAGTAGATCGTCCAGCCGTTCGTCAGTTCCGCCTTGTTCAAATAGCCGGCGTTCTTCTGTGTCCACGCCATCTCCTTGATCATCCGCGGCGGGATGAGTGGAGGAGCGGGCTTGGACTCTTTGAGACGGTCGGCGTCCTTCCCGGGATTGAAGGCACGCCACTGCTTGGTCTCGGCGTCTTTGATGATGCGGAACGCCCCGGCCTTAAACAGCATCGGATAGACAACCATTCCGATGTGGGTCCAACCCTTGCCGATGATGACGAGGTTGCCGCCTTCCTTCGGATACTTGTTGTGCGGGTCTTGCCCCGTAGCGGCGCGTGCGTCTTCAATGAACGTGCATGCACTCTTGCCGCTGTTGTGATTAGGAACACCAGCGATCAGGTAGTTGTGCGATCCGATAACCTCAAAGTCCCACACTTCTCCTTGGCCAAGGTACTCATAGGAGGTAATATACACATGTTCATTACCACCTTCAGGAGCATGAAATGGGTCGCCACAACAAGATCGCTTGGCCGGTGGAGCAGATGAGAACGTGGTATGAGGTTGAGCGCAAAACAGTGGCCGAGATAGGCGCTCTTCTTGGGCAGAAGAGCAAGGCTGTGAATAAGGCGTGCAAGAGACTTGGATTTCAAATGCGCCGGCGAGGGCCGAAGGGCGGAGCTGAACATCCAGGGTGGAAGGGAGGAAGGATTCTGGACAAGGGCGGGTACGTTCTTGTCCACGCACCAGACCACCCCGCAAGCAACAGTTGCGGCTATGTTCGCGAGCATCGACTTGTGTGCGAACAAATTCTTGGACGGCCACTTCTGCCAAGCGAAGTCGTTCACCACAGGAATGACGATCCATCGGATAACCGTCCAGACAACCTCCAGCTGTACGACTCAAACGCGGACCACCTTCGGGAGACTCTTGCAGGTAAATGCCCTCAGTGGAGCGAGGAAGGTCGCGCAAGACTTCTGGCAGCAGCGCGGCGTGGAGGGGAGTCCACTGCCCGTCAGCGGTCAAAACGAGGTGGTTCAGCGTGCATCGAATCTCCCCTCCATTGCTCAGGCGGAAGGCGTAAAGGTCATCCCAGCCTTTAACGAAAGGCCGACCGGCAGCCGCACAGGTCACGTGGCCCTTCCACAAAGACTCAACGTGAAATCGGCTGTCAATCCCACCGACAGCTCGCATCTCGCGGTCGTAGGGGTCGTAGACTTTCTGGTCACCGGCAAGGCACCGATTTCCGCCGATTACCAGACGTTCACTGGCGATGCAGGAATGGAACTCTTCCTGCTTTGGCATGGGAACCCACAGACGAAGCGCCTCCAGCCGACGTTCAGCCAGTTCGGTCTGAACGTCCTTCATCTGCGTCAGGGCGTGCTGTGTCAGCCCGCCAATCGGCGCGTCCGGCTTAGGCGGAGGCGGTATCTTCGGATGCTTGCGCACTGCTTGC